GTGGAAAAAATCATTATCTTTGTAAAAAATATAGGTATGAATATAGTTTAGATTTTGGGAAAACTTGGATTTCTATTAATAACGAATTAACCACAAAAGAAATCTGCAAATCTGTTCTTTTTTGTTCTATAGCAACTTTTAATTATACCCTTTCAGGAAAAATTCCAAAAAGAGGTCCATTGTCAAATACTATTATTAGAAAAATAAAAAATGAAAATTAAAAAAATTGAACGTAAAGAACCAAGTGTATTTTGTAGTACTTGGCAGTCAATTTATAAGTTGCCAATAAAATATTTTGAAAGATTTGGTGTGGTTATTGGTGACGAAGCACATTTATTTAAATCCAAATCATTAATTGGAATTATGACAAAACTTCATCAAACAAAATATCGTTTTGGTTTTACTGGAACTTTAGATGGTTCTGCTACTCATAAATGGGTTTTAGAAGGATTGTTTGGTGAATGTAAGCACGTTATTAAAACAGAAAAATTAATTAAAGAAGGGCATCTATCAGAGTTTAGAATTAAAGTTCTTTTACTTAAACACGAAAAACAAATATTTGAAGATTATCAATCTGAAATAGATTATATTGTTGATTGTGAAAAACGTAATAGACTTATTAAAAATCTTGTTAAAGATTTAGAAGGAAATACTTTGGTATTGTTTAATTATGTAGAACGTCATGGTATGCCTCTTTATGAGAATATAAATAGTGTTATAGGAAAAGAACGTAAAGTCTTTTTAGTTTATAGTGGCGTTGATACTGAAGAAAGAGAAAACATTAGAAGAATAACAGAAACTGAAAAGAATGCTGTAATCATTGCTTCTTATGGAACTTTTAGTACAGGAATAAATATAAAAAATCTTCATAATGTTGTTTTTGCTTCACCTTCTAAATCAAGAGTAAGAAATCTACAATCTATTGGTAGAGTATTACGTAAAGGTGATAATAAAACGTATGCTACACTTTACGATATTGCAGATGATATTTGTAGGACTCCTTTAAAAAATTATACTTTAAAACATTTAGAAGAACGTCTTAAAATATACGAAGAAGAAAAATTCATTGTTGAAATCATTAATATAAAAATATAGTAATTATGGAAGAAGAATTTATAGCGTCAATAAAATTAACGAGTGGAGAAGAAATTGTAGCAACTGTTTGTTATGATCCTAATGACGATTCAATTGTAGTTCTTCATCCAAAATTAGTAGAAAAAGTAGAAATAGACAAACCCAATTTTATTATAGAAAGTATTGTTTTTGATGATTGGATTATTGCTACTCAAGAAGATATGTTTATTATACCCAGATCACAAATTGTTACTATGATAGAAATTGAAGATAAATTTGCTGAATATTATATTGAACATTTAAATGACAAATCAAAATATAGAAAAAAACAAACTGAAGTGAAACAAAAAATAATTAGTAATAGACTAAATCCAAGAGAACAAGAAGGATTTTTAGGATCTATTAAAGAAGCAAAAGCATACTTAGAGAATCTTTATAAACTTTAAAGTCTCTATACTTAGACTTCAAAGCGCCACATTGCTATTATAATCGATATTTAAATCTTTGTCAAGTCTTTTTAAAAAATAATCTAAATAAAATTAAAGAGAGTTGAATAAACTCTCTTTTTGATTATTTTTATTTATTTTTTCCTAAATTACTTTAAATATTTTTTAAGTTCTTTAAAACACTTATACTTACTTTTCAAAGCGTTACACTGCTATTTAGTATTTTTAAAACTCTAAGATTTTACTTAAAGTATTTTAAAGATCTTTAAAGTCTCTATACTTAGACTTCAAAGCGCCACATTGCTATTATAATCGATATTTAAATCTTTGTCAAGGGGTTTGACAAACTTTTTTTTATATGATATAATTTTATTAATAAAACAAACAATAAACATTAAAATGACAAGAAGATCAACGAAAGAAAATTATGTAAACAATAGAGATTTTTTAGACGCTCTTGTAGTATATCGTCAAAAAGTAAATAAAGCAAAAGAAATGGAATTACCAAAACCAAGAATTCCTAATTACATCGGAGAATGTTTTTTAAAGATTGCTACGCATCTATCATACAAACCTAACTTTATAAATTATATGTTTAGGGATGACATGATTAGTGATGGAATAGAAAATTGTTTGCAATATATTGATAATTTTAATCCAGAAAAATCTACAAATCCTTTTGCTTATTTTACTCAAATCATATATTTTGCTTTTCTGCGTAGAATACGTAAAGAAAAAAAACAATTAGAAATAAAAAATAAAATATTAGAACGTTCTGGTTTTGATGAAGTATTACATTCAGATAATTTTACAGGAGATTTATCTGGTTACAATAGCAATTCGGCAGATTTAAATAGTATTAAAGAAAATCTTGAAATAAGAAATAAAAGATAATATGGAAATTGATTATGACAGTAGCAATTATTACAGATCAGCATTTAAATGGAAGAAAAGGTAGTGAGGTTTTCTGGAATTACTTCAAGAAATTTTATGACGAAATATTTTTTCCAACTCTCGAAAAAGAAGGAATTAAAACGCTCATTAATCTTGGAGATACTTTTGATGATCGTAAGTCTATTAGTTTTAATACTTGGAGTATTATTCGTGAGTATTATTTTAAACGTTTAGAATATCTTGGTGTAGAAATGCACATGCTTGTAGGAAATCATGATGTATCTTACAGAAATACAAATAGAATTAATTCTCCAGAACTTCTTTTAAAAAATTTTAATAATATTAAAATATATTCCATTCCACAAACTATAAAAATTGAAGGTGTTGATATTCTTTTACTTCCTTGGATTAATAGTGAAAATTATGATGAGACTATGAAACAAATAAAAGAAACGCCTGCAAAAATTGCCATGGGACATTTAGAACTCAATGGATTTGAAATGGCACCAGGAATGAAACATGAAGGAGGTATGAATCCAGATTTATTTGTTAAATTTAAACAAGTATTCTCTGGACATTTTCATCATAAATCAACTAATTATAATATTACTTATCTTGGAAATCCATATCAAATGTATTGGAATGATTATAAAGACGAAAGAGGATTTCATTTATACGAACCAAAATCGAATAAATTAAAACGAATTAAAAATCCATTTGAGATTTTTACTAAAATATATTATAACGAAACCACTAAATCTCATTTAAAAGTTCATCCCGATGAATGTAAAAATACTTTTATTAAAATTATTGTAGAAGATAAAAAAGATTATGCAAAATTTGAAAAATATATTGATGATGTATTTTCTTTACAACCACATGAAGTAAAAATAATAGAAACATTAGTAGATGATAAAGTGGAAGAAAAAGAAGAAAACTTGGAAATTAAAGACACTCTTTCTCTTTTAAATGAATATGTTGATGAGATAGAATTAACAGTAGACAAAAATAAACTTAAAAATATTTTGAAAACTTTATATATTGAAAGTTGCGAGGCGATTTAAATGTATTTGATATCATTAAAAAATCATTCGGATGGAATTTATTCTACTGTTGATAATAATGGAGAATATGTGGTATATTTTTTTAGAAGTGAAGATGATGCCGAAAGGTATCTTGGTTTATTGGAAGCAAATGATGAAAAAAATGTCCTTCCCGCTTTAATCGTAAATGAAGTTTCAGAAAGTTCTGGAATTTCTACTTGCGAAATGAAAGGTATAAAATATATTATAATAGAGGAAGAAGATATTATCATTCCTCCAAGAGTTTATGATAATATTGAAAACATTTAAAATTATTAAATATGATTATTTTTCGTTCACTAAAATATAAAAATCTTTTGAGTACTGGTAATCAATTTACCGAAATTGATTTGATAAAATCAAATAATACTTGCATTTTGGGAAGTAATGGTAGTGGCAAGTGTGTTGACATAAATACTATAATAAAGGTAAGAAATAAAATTACCAAAGAAATAATTGAACTTACTGTAGGAGAATTCTATGAACTTCAAAAAAGACAGAACCATTAAAGAAAAAATTCAAGATTGTCTTGATAATAAAATACAAAATCTTCATCCGAACTTAAGAGAAAAACTCTTTGTGGAACTTCAAACTATTCCAGAAGCATCAAATGTTGCAAAATGTAAATCCCATGTAATAAAAATTCTTTCAATTCCAGAAATGGGTAAACGCACAAAAAACTATTGGATTGCTCGTGGATGGAGCGAAAGCGAAGCACACGTTAAAAGTAAAGAAAAAAATAAAAAAAAGGGTTATAGTCCATTTTCCCAAGAATTTTGGTTGGAAAAAATAAATCCAGATACTGGTAAACATTATACTGAATCTGAAGCAGATTTTGAAAGAAATTCGAGGAGACCTATTAAAAAAGAATATTGGTTAAAAAAAGGATACGATGAAAAAGAATCTATAAAATTAGCAAAAGAACGTAAAGAAAAAAATAATATTAAAGGTTCTAAAAAATCAAAAAATATCACCGAGATTCATAAAATAGTATCAAAAAGATGTGTTGAATATTGGATGGTTAAAGGATTTAATGAAGCGGAAGCAAAAGAAAAAGTATCTCAAGAACAAGCAACTTTCACTCTTAAAAAATGTATTGAAAAATATGGAGAAGAAGATGGAAAACAACGATGGTTAAACAGACAAGAAAAATGGAAAACCACTTTAGACAAAAAATCCGATATTGAAAAAATTGAAATAAACAGAAAAAAAGCAACAAAAATTAATTACAAAACTTTGTGGAATCAAGAATTAACAGAAAGTGGAATTTTATATTTGTTGAAAATAAAAGGTAATGGAGAAGAATTTTATAAAGTTGGTGTAACTACTAAAAGTGTATATTCAAGATATAGTGGAAATACTATTGGAAAATATGAATATGAAATATTAGAAGTAATACCCGATAATATACATAAATCTTTCATATTAGAACAAAAAATAATTAAAGAAAATCGTAAAATTTCATATATACCAAAACACAAATTTGAAGGATGGACGGAGTGCTTTTATGAAAAACCTATCATCAACCGTAAATAGAAAATTCATTGATACTATTAATTTAACAGATTGGGAAATTGATACAGATACTGGGTGGGAAGAAATAACTCATATTCATAAAACCATTCCGTATCAAAAATATAAGATTCGCACATCGAAAGGAAATATTTTAGAGTGTGCAGACGATCATATTGTATTTGATGAAAATTACGAAGAAATATTTGTAAAACATTTAATTCCAAATACCTCTTACATTCAAACTAACACAGGACTTCAACTGGTAATTTCAGTTGAAGTATTTGATGAGAAAGAGAATATGTATGATATTACTGTA